TGACCCTGAGGGCACCTCAATAGGCCGACCGCCAATATAGAGGCCGCGCGTGAAATTCCATACCGTTGTCTCGTTACGCTGTACTGGGGGGAGCCCCCACGCTAAGATAGGTAGCGCTAAGCACAGCAGAGTAATCCATCGGCGTTGCATCACTCCCCCTAGTCTGGCGTAGCCGCCACCCATAATGCCGTCAGGACTGCGACTCCAGCCGCATCAAATACCCCACCCTCTGCCGTGACCCATACATCGATGGCACTTGTTGCTGTCAGCCATCCTGCTGTAAATTGCCCTAGCCCTGTATTAGTGTTAATCAGTCGCGAGAGTCCAGACCCCCAGCGGTTCTGATTGTCCCCATACCCCACCGCAAGCGACGCTAAGCCGTTACTCGCCCCCCATGTCGTTATGCAGTTATACAAGACCCCTAGGCACTGCGTACCCGCTGGGATCAGCCCTGGAGCCACTCTCACCGCAGCCCCAGGGCTCGCAGTCACCGTAGCTGTTGATTTGCCAAATGCAAGATTGCTAACAGGGGAGACCACGAGTTGCGCAATGGTTGACGGGTATGTTGTCCATACGCCATTGCTATCAAAACCAAGGAGTTGCCCAGGCGAAGGCGAGGGTAACAGCATGCCACGAAACGCGCTAAGAAGGCCGACAGGGAAAAGCGCCGCTCTTGAAAAGCGCTCCTCAAGATCCTGAACCATCCGCGTAAGCTTATCAAGAGCGGCCTCATGGGATTCAGCGCCAAACGCATCATTGTAGACATAATCAGTCGTCTGCGTTTTGGGCGTAACGCGGCGCAGAAATACTACAGAACCATCGGCGAATGGCGCATAGGGGTTGACGGTGCCTCCTGAGCTATTCCCTACGCCAGTTAAGGCATAATTTGTGGTAATCACCCCATTAACATATACTTCTATCTCGGCCGCATTTGTAATCTTAAAGCCGTATCCATATGTCTCGCCTGGCGTGCCAGACGACACATAGAATCGCCAGGTTTGCACGTCATCTTGCACGGTTATTGCCCCCCTACCTGGAGTAAGGAGCCGCCGTTAAGTTGGCGCGGCTCGCTCTTAAAGCCCTGCTCTGTCACCATCTGCCCATAGCCCGCATCAATTTCTTGCTCAAGCGTACCCATTATGCCACCGCGCTGCGAGAATGGGGCCTTTAAGAGCTTGTGTTGCGCCTGGGTCATCTTGTAGCGCTTGTATAAGTCTTTGTCATGAGCAAAGAGCAACTCCTCACCCATCTGTCGGTATTGGTGGATCGCCACTTTAAAGATGTTTGTCCGAAATTCACGGGCCTGGGCCACGGTTGTGCCACCCTCGTTCTTGAAATGGTCCGTTTCAGCGATCCAGTCGAGCATGGCGCCGAGGGACATGGCTTTCTGTGGCGGCTTCGCACCGTCCCCGATCATCGACGCCACGGCAGCCGTGGTGCGCTCTAAGACATCTTTGGGAATCTCCAGGCCGTAGCGCCCCGCTTTGCGGTAGTCCCCCGAGGAGAGGAGGTCACGGGCAAAGCGTTGCTCTGGCGAGAGCTGCAGATTCTGGAGCGTCCGTAAATCCAGTTCGGCAGCCAGATGCGAGTTGCCATCGACCGCCTTTCCCACGAGCGACTTTGGCGCGGCCCCAAGGTCCATTCCATTCTCGACAATGGCCCGGTCCCCAGGGTAGAGCACGCCCCCCGTGATCTTGAGCGGCGTCACCGCCCGGATCAGCGGACGCAGCGCCTCTGGCCCCACGCCGACCCCAAGGAGTTGTTCGCTGCCATCTAGCGAGAGCCGAGGCGGGACGGACTTAGACCAGCCAGGAATCTGCGCGTAAAGCATGTTCAGGGCGGTCGAGGTATCGCGCTGCACCGGGTCAATCGCCCGCACCAGGCCGCGTGTCGAGGACGCCGACAGCCCTGGCACCAGGCCCAGTGCCAAGCGCTCGCCAAATTGCAGGTAGTTTTTCCCGACCAACTCAGGCTGTGCGTAAGGTTTTGGCGTCAGAGCGCCAAAGAAATCCGCAATGTTCTTTGCGGCTGTCTGGCTCCAAATGTTCTTCATAAATGAATACGACGCCCCGAGTACAATTTTCTCAGCGTCCGTATTGTCTACCTCGCCCATAATCTGCGCCGCGTCCGCAACCATGGCCACGATCTGGCCAAACGGGTCTATGCGGTAATCCACCCAGATGCCCGTAGGTAGCTGCATGCTGTATTCGGGATGCTCACGCAGCCACGCCTCACGCAGCACCGGGTTATCGGGAGCCCGCCCTACAACTTTACCCTGTGCCACCAAGCCTGCGACTGTCACCGCCAATATAGTGCCCATCGTCATCTTCGCCGCGGCAATATCCGCCTCGCGGCCACCCTTCTTGATTGCGTCATAGAACGGTTTATAGGCCAGCGCCAGCGGCGAGTTTTCCATAGTGTAGTACGCACCGTTCACCGGCATTTTCACGAACGGCAGTAAGAGCCTTCCCACTGGAACTCCAGCTATCTCGGCATTGGCCAAGCCCTGGAACGCGGCTCCGACTGTGCCCGGCTCAATGGGCGCTTGCAAGGTCTGCTCAATGGCGTGTTGGTAGGCCTTCGGGTCAATCTCGGCGGTCAGGCGCGGGTCTGTAGCAATGGCCGCAGCGTGGTCTGCCCAGGCCGGGCCATCGTAGCCACGACCGACTGCATCGGCATAGGCCAGGCGATTGCGTTCTACCAGGGCATTGGCCATGCGGAACATTTCGTCGGCGCTCTCTAAGATGCGGTAACTCTGCCGCCCCCAGACCCCAGAGAACCCCATCCATTCCGCCCACCAATCAAACACCTTTCCGGTCATACTCTCTGGGTCAATCGCCCATCCCTGGGCGCGCAGATTTGCTGCCGTGGTTGCCGGTCCCATGCGTTGCCGTAGCTCGGCCATGGGCGGGGTGGTCACTAATTCGCCCTCAACAGGTGCGGGTTCTGGTGTGGCCTGCGCGAAGCGCCCTTCTTCTTGCGAAAACTTACCAGAAACACCTTTCCCCTGAGCAAAGCGCTTCTCGGTCAGTGACTCACCACGCGTGCGCCAGTTATGGGCCAGCGCGCCAAATATCTCGCGGGTGCCGTGCACTAGGCCGTAGAGGCCAGCTATCGTCTCGCCGGACTCGACCCCGCCCTCATGGAGCCGCCCGTATTGCTCGGCCAAGAAATGCACGGGGATATCCCAGATACCGATGCCTGTATTGCCGATCACATTCTTGACCCATGACCATGGCCCAAGTAGCGATGCGCGCCATTGTTCCATAAACATGTCCCAGAGGCCTGGGGCTTGCGTCTGCATGCGTGCCTGGAGCGCCGGGCTGTAGACGCTTGGTAGCTCACCAAACAGGCCATATTGCTCGTCCCAGGCGTACCCCGCATAGCCGCGCTCCTGGGCCAGTCGCTGCATGGCCAGGAAGTGCGCACCTTCCTCACGAGTCCGTGCCCCACTCGCAAAATCTACAGTCGTACGCGCCAGGCGCAGGATAGTCTGCACGTCCTCTGGCTTGACTTCGCCACTACGGGTAAGGTCAAACGGCGCTATGCCCGTCTCTTCCCCAAGGCTCTTGTAGTACTCCTGGAGCTGCGCCCTGGCTTCTGTTGCCCCAAGGACATCAGTGGGGAGCTGTTCTGCCCGAGACAGGAAGCCTTGCAGCTCCGTAATGGCCGCGCCCTTGCGTTGCTCTGGCGTCATCAGCGTGCGGTCTGGCGCCTGACGCACGTTAGTTACAATGGCTTGTTGCGCCTGTTGTTCTTCAGGCGTTCCCAGGCCGAGCAAGCTTTGTTGCTGTGGCTCGGCAAACCGCTGCTGCTCGACAAGTCTTCGGAACGATTCGAGCTCTTGGATCATGCGCCGCGAGTTTTCGGCTTGCACCGCAGGGTCAACGGGGCTGATCCCAAACTGCATATCAAGCTGGAGTGCCAGGCCCGTGGCCCGTCCTTCGAGTTTCGCCAACGCCTCCTGCCCTGCCTTCACATCAGCAGCGTACTGCTCAGCGGTAGGCAGCGCGTTGAGCAGGTTTTCCATGCGCGCCAGTTCCCCCTGTACCACATCGGCATGCTCGGCCCCGACATCACCCAGCTTGCGGAGGTAGACAATGCGGTCACGCAGCGCATCGAACTGTGCGCGGAGGGAATCTTGCAGCTTGCCAATATTCGCCGGGTTAGACCAAGCGTCCCGAAACATCGTGCCCATGTCGAGCAGGTCGCGGTGAAAGCCGCGCACCGTCGTGAGGAGCTCAGTGCGTAGGTCCATCGCTTCGCGTGCCTGTACCGTTGGCACTGCGAGCAGCTTTTTGGCTAAGCGCTCGGTAGTGAAATCCGGCCCTTGCGCGACGATCGTCCGCAACTCATCCAAATAGGCATTGTATTTCGACATCGGATCGTTCAGGAAGGAGAGCGACCGCCCCGCCTCTGTCCTTGCCCCCGCACGACGCGGGTCCAACTCAGCATACATCGCCATCATGGAGAGCATCGCGGCCTCTTCTTGCGAGCCGACACGAAAGCCCCCGTCTGCAAAGCGCTGGGCTGCAGCCTGCATGTCTACCGTGAGATTGTTCAGCGAAAGGATGAGTGTCCCCAGATCAGTATCAGTCATGGCTAGACCAGGCATCAGGTCTCGGACATCATCTAGGTTATAGAACCCTCCATCAATGAGGCGCTTGGCTTCCGCAATCACCTCTGCGTGTGGCCGCACCCCACGGCGATACTCACTGACGTTCTCGCCCAGGGCCCGCAGCGCCTCAAGCGTATGCCCGTAGGCCTGCTGGGTAATCGGGTCATCTATCAGCGGAATATGGCCGGTAGCGTCTGCGGAGAACACGGCATGGCCTTGCGTGACGGCACGGTCAAGCGCCCGTAGCAGGCCATCCTTATCGGCAGTTGGTAAGAAGCCGTACTCAGCGGCCCGCTCGGCCATGCGGCTTGGCGTCAACCCACTAGCGTTGTTCAGTAGGCCATAGACCCCCGCCTCTTTAGGCGAGAGCACCGCTTGGAACTCACCATGCAACTCATCATCTTTGATCTTGATCCCACCCTGCGCGCGCACAAAATCTTTCAGCTCTAACTCACTCGGGGGGATGTCCTCGCGCGGAATCAGGTAGCGACCATTCGCATCCTTGTACTTAAAATTACTCACACCCTCTGCGCCCTGGGCAATCGTCACAGGCCGGTTGCCGCCGACCGCGCCGGCTTGACCACCCAGGATGCGTGCGCCCCCAGGCGCAGGAGGCAACGCGGCATCTAACGCCTGCATGGCACGCTGACTCAGCTTCCCCGCCTCTGGTCCGATCACCTCACCGGCTGCCACTGCCAGCGGCCCACCAATAAGCCCGCCGAGGAGCGCTTGTTCACCCGCATCCTTCATGGAGAACGGCATGTACAACTTACCGCCGCTCTCTTTCCATCCCGTGGATTTCAGAGCCGCCGCGTCCTTGTGGTCCGCAGGCACCCAATACTCACGCCGGTTGAGGTCGTACTGTATCGCACCGTTGACCGCCCCCGACCGTGCCCCGGCAATGGCCCGCGCCATGGTGCCCGTCTCTTCCCCGAAGATGCCCGCCTTGTTCAGCACGGCATCAACTACCGCCGTCTCAACGAAAAGCTTCATGGCACGTTGTGCCGCTTCCGTTTCGCCAAGTGTGGGCTTCATGGCGTCGTAGTATTGCCCAGCAGCTTGCCCACCCGAGAGCACACCATTTGCCGTAGCCCCGACCATGCGGGCCACCGTAGGAGAGACCGCCGTAAACGTTGACGCCGCCCCCGCGCTGATAATGCCAGCCGCCAAGCCCGGCAACGCGCCGCCCAGGCTGGTAGCGACCTTATCCAAAAACTCCGCAGGTGGTGTCATGGGCGCGCGCAAGTCTCTACTTGTCTCACCCAGCGTCTTACTCAGGTCACTGGTCGCAGTGGCGATCGATTCCAGCCCGAACAAGTTGAGGTTCTTCGGCATGCCCGTTGCACGCAGCATAGCCTCTGGCGCTTGCGCCAATTGCGCCAAGCTGTCGAGCGCACCTTGCCCCACATCGCGCAGCAAGCGGTCAGCGACAGACGGCTCTGGCGGCACCTGGTCAACAAACGGCGAGCCTGGCGGCGACTCCCCCGGCTTCACCGCCGAGATGGTTGCGCCGGTCGCGGTCACGGGCGCGCTCGTATCCAGCAGTGGCTGCACCTGGGGCATGGGTGGCAACTCGGTTTGGAGCAGCGCCGCGGCGTCCTGCTGGAGTGCTGGGGAGCCCTGGGCTCCAGGCTGCTGGAGATGAAGCTGCCCACCGCCCGCCAGGGCCTGATAGTTCGCCAACACCTTCGGCACATACGCCTGCGTCTCGGCAAACGGCGGGATACCACCGTAGTGCTTTACATTGCCCTCACCGGCGTTGTAGGCCGCCAGTTGTTTCTGGATATCGCCAGGGAACAGGTTAGCTAGGTGGCGTAGATAGGCCGTGCCACCATCAATGTTTTGCTGAATGTCAAACGAGTCCATAACACCAAAACGGCGCGCCGTCCCAGGCATGAGCTGCATGAGTCCCTGCGCGCCGGCCTTGCTCACTGCCTGGGAATTGCCGTTGCTCTCAGCCTGAATGACGGCTTTAATCAGGTTCGGGTCCACGCCATACTTGCCCGCTGCCCGCTGCACAGCGGCCTCCATGGGGTTCGCCGCCTGCGCCTCAAGATAGCGCTCATCCTCCAGGTGGAGCCGCCAGCGCTGGCCATCCACCTGGCGCTGCGTATTCAGATAGGCTGGGGTGAAATCGTCAGGCACTAGGGTTTTTCCTCTTGACGGACACCAACACCACCCGAGCTCGTCGGCCCAGTGGTCGTCTTGTTGCCCCTGGGGAGCTGATCGTCTTTGAAGACGCGCGTTTTCGGCTCTTGCGTCTTATACTCGTCAATCTTTTTCTCGCGCCACATCTTGAGGTATTGCCATTTCTGATCGTCTGGCAACCCCAGCTCGTCTATCTTGCGGGTCACGTCGCGCATGTCCGGGTTTATGGTCTGCGCATCCGGCATTAGCAAGACCCGTGGGAGCTGGCTTGTGCGGGTCATCGGCACATCAAGGAGCTGCTTACGTATCTGCGTAGCCTTCTCGTGGTAGCGCTCATCGACAGCTTCCGGGCCTTCCTTTTCGAGCGTCGTCTTATACCAATTATTGTAGGCCTCAAAGGCGTTGCGATAGGCGTGCTTCATATCGTCTTGCGCAAGCTGAGGATACAGAATGGCGCCCTTGGCAAACGCCCCAGGCGCAATAATATCCAAACCATCCTGGTACGTGCCACGTTTGAAATATTGGCCCTCAGCCTGTCTGGTTTCCAGGTTGCGGAGTAAGGTGGTAAACGTCTCAGGCGTCAAGCGCTTCTGGTTCTCGATAATATAGTTTTTCGTTGCGGTGAAATCCCCCGGCAACCTGGATAGCTCAATCATCATGCGCGCGTGATCTTCAGCTTTCGCGTCATCTTGGCGCTTCGGGGGATTCTTGGCTTTCTCGATCTGGGCATTGGTAAAGGTGCTCAGGTTTTCAAAGTCGCTTTTCGAGAGCTTGCCCGCGCTCCACTCTTCCATGATCTGCCGCTGCTGCTCGACAAGCTGCGGCACGTTTTCTGGTTGCAGTTCAATCTGGAGAATTTGTGCCCGCCGATTGCCCGCAATCTGCCCCTGGAGTTGGGTAATGCGCTGCTGGGTGAATTGCTCAGTATGATTGAGCTCAGCCATGCGTTGCCGCATCACCTCACCAGCCTGTTGCGTGAGCTGGGCCAGGGCATCGCGCGGCGGTACAGGATACTGAGGATTGCCTTGCCCACCCGTCCCAATATCCTTCAGGTGCTGTAACATCCCTTGTGGGTCCGCCTGAATCGCTATTTGCGTACTCGCAATGTAGGCCGAGTGCTCTGTTTTCGTCAGCAGCTCACTCGCCTGCGCCCCCGTCATAAGCCCCGCAGCCACGGACTGATACAGTGTCTTCTCTAGATCGTTCTGTGCTGCCAGGCGTTCAGCTTCATTGCTGGCCTGCGTGTAGGCTTTGACGTAACCCTGGGCGGTTTGCATGAGCATGAACTGTGTGGCGTTATCGCGGCGCCCTTGCTGCTCAGTCAGCGTCTTTTGCTGCACCAAGGTGATGTACTGCTCAGCATTCTCACGAAAGAGTGCCTGCGCCTGTGGACTCTTGAGGCGCTTGAGATGCTCATCCATCAGATTCTTGCCCGCCGACATGGTGCGCTCAGTCAGCGTGCTATACTCCGGGTTCTGCCGCTCCTCATTCCAGCGGCTTTGCACGTCCTGCTGGAACAAGTGTTGCTGCAACTTACTGTCGAGCACGTCTTGCGCTTTTTGTTGATGCGACTTGAGCACCTCTTGCTGTAACAACAAGTCGGCTTGGCGCGTCTCGCTAGCCGCAAAGGCCAGGAGCCCCTGACTTCCAGCCGTCTGCCCTGCCACGTCAGCCCCAGGCTGTGGCACTACAGGCACAGGCACACCTCCACCCCGCGGGGTGCCGCTTTCTGGGGAAAGCCCTTGTTGTTGCAGATACGTACTCAGTGAGGGCACCTAAACTTTCTCCCCACTCACCAAGAGCCCAGCCCCTGGCTTAGCCTTCCGGTAGAGAAACTCTTGCGGGGCCGTATTCAGGGTGCTAAGACCACTATACAGCCCACGCTCGAACGCTTGAGAACCCTCGCGGCGCAGAAGCGCTCCCTGTGCACCACCCATGCGCAACCGCTCACCTGCGCCATACTCTGCAAGGGTCGCCGCATATTCGCGTTGGGTCACTTCTTCCCCGAGCGCGCGCACACGCAATGCCGTGTTATACCGCCCCGCCAGGATATCATACTGTTGACGGCGTATATTCCCCTCCAATACGGCCAAGGGTGAGCCTGAGATGGTCAACCCACTCGCCGCAATCGCGGCCTCAGTCATCGCATTGGCGTGCGCATCGCGCTCTCGTTGGCGTGATTCCTGATACGCCTGCGCCTCCTGCGCAACCTTAATCTCTTGCTCCGCGATGACCCCAGCTCGCCTATGCTGGAGCGCTTCAATCTCTAAAGCCTGTGCCGCGCGCTCCGCATTGGATTCTGCCACCTTCGCGTTGTAGCGCGCCACGGCCCGTTGATCACTCGCCTGCTTCAGTTGCGCCACAAAGGTTGCGACAGAGCCAATCGCCCCAACATACGGGGAGAGATTTTTGCCTTGTAATCCTTGCCATATCGCCGTCAAGGATGTTGGATTCCCTGATCCCCCCGCCTCATTAAGCCAGTCTGCAGCGAAGCGCTCTTCTGCCATCACTTCTCTCCAGGGTTTGCGTTCAGCGTGCCAAACATGCCTAGCAATGTTGCAGGGAGAGGGTCGTCAGAGAGAAATTCAAGGATCGCCAACTCATCCCAGCCTAGCGGGCGTACCTCTTTATCCCCTGTGAATGGAGGATTACCCTGGTCTGTCGGATTACTTGGCGTCCGAATAAAAATCGGCTCACCCTGCACTTTGAGGCTCAAGGTCTCTTCCACACGCACTCGAATATTGACCCAGCGCTTACGTAGCGTTGCGATGCTCTGCTGAGGCAGCTCAACAGGCAATGCCCGCCCACGCGCTTGAAAATCCCACCCAATAAACGCCGACTGGACCGCATACGGCAGCGTCACACTTCCGCCACTTGGCGTATAGGTCCCAGGCAATACCGCTCCATCCGCCACCACCACACACGCCACCCCATTGAGATGCGCCAATCCAGTGAGCGTCGTCGTGGGCGTGCCGTTGTATACCACCCCACCATCAACGGTTAGTCCATCCCATCCTGACCAGGTTTCATCCTCACCTGTCAACTCATTCTCAATCGTTACAGGCGTGCGAAGATTCATGCGGGCATACGGATCAAAATATTCGACACTGCGCACCCCGCCACGATTGACAGTGACCCATACCTGGTGGGCATTCCGATCCTGGAAGGGAATAGTTGCGCAGGACTCAATCTGCCCCTGCGTCACAATGCGGTACCACCCAGCTACTTGCTCGCCAAGGTCATACGTCATCGCAAGCAACTGGCCATCACTTCGCACCCCGTACACGGTCGAAATCGGCTCCTGCTGGTAGGCAAGCTCTAAGATTTTATGGCGTCGCAGGAGATGCTCGCTTGTCACAGTGATATCCCGAGCCACAAAGCGCGTATTCGTCGATGCTTCAAAGGCCATTTCCCTCAACTTACTTCCCTGACGCTGAGGGAAAAGAACAGCCTCCCCTACTTTGAGTGGCTGTACGGTATCAGAACCAAACGTTGATTGGATACGATTACGCGGGGGAGTCACCGGGGAAAGCGGGTCATCGCCGCTCCCAATCAATCGATACTCACCATGGGTGGTACTCACCAGCATATTTTCGGCTGGCATCAGCCATCGCAAACGATTTAAGGTGATGTTGCCACCAGAGTCCACCAGGGAAAGCGTGACGGCATCTCGCGCAGTGTCACCACCAGCAAAGTTGAAGAAATCGTCAATCACGCTACCCCAAATGGTCTGCGGGAAACTTGCCGTCCCACCAAAATAGAGTCGCCCCTCATAGAATACCACGGCACTTGGCCATCCTAATACATCAGACCACTGTGCCGTCTCAAGCGTCCAGGCCCCGGCTACAGCAGCCGCATCACTCGTCAACTCCTTCACCACCTCACCAGTGGCAACCGTAGACGTTAGGCTTGAGATGCGAACAATCCCCCCATTGATTAGAATAAAACGCCCCACTTCAGTGCTGCGAAATCCATCAATCGCAAAGGCCCGGCAATCAATATCCCCGACTTTTACCGTGTTATTTTGATTGTTTCTAAACTGTATATACGATGTAGTTCCTGTCGCCGTAAAGAGTAATTCATGCTCTCCAGCCGCATAGCTACGTTCTGCCTCAATGTCTGACGCTTTTGACGTACTCCCAATCTGCATCCCTACACTACCGTCCGAAACCACAAACGTCAGTCTATATTGTTGCGTGGCGACCGTGGTGATACCCTGCTCTATCCAGCCTACCCCTGCTGAGCCACCCGTCAATAGCACGACATTGCCGCTGACTGACGCTGCTCCTGTTGCCACGACGGTATAGTTATCGCCTGTATCAAAGTCATTATCGGTCCCACCAATCAGCCCAGGCGCGGCAACGGTCAGCGTACTCGTTGAGATAGCCGCCACGGTCCCTTGTGACCCATCACTCCCATTGATCACGATTTGACTGGGGCGTACCCCTTCAGCAATAAAGTCCGCCGCCGTATCGATGAGTGAGGCGCTATTGGCCGCGCCAGTATGCGTTCCCGTAGAGATCACTGGCGCAGAAAAGTTACTCCACGACGTTAAGCCACTGGCAAAATCACCATTCGCCACAAGGTTGGAGACATCTGTACGTTCGGCCCCAAGTGAAACGGTAATCTCTGCACCGACCGGGCCTGTCCCACTCGGCGTGGCCGTGGCCACCGGGCTTCCACGCAAAGTCCATTGCCCACTTGGGAGACTCGTGGATGTAAACGGATCATGCACCGTCATCACCGCATTCTGCGAGTCGATCACGTCGGTGATGACGCCACGGCCCACGCCAAAGACGAGTTGGCGCTGGACATCACTCTTAAAAAACACCCCAGACGTGGCAGTGATAGTCACGCCACTACCCGACAGTGCTGACAAGGTCAGCGCAGTTCCCTGGACATACCCTGCCTCATAAGTGGGAGGTGGGTTGAATCGCACCATGTCTAGGAGAAAGCTTGTAGGCGACACACGCGCCAATCGCCGAGGCGCATAGCCGCCGTGAACCAAAATCATGACGTCGTTGCTCTGGGCGCTTCGAAGGAGTCTGAGATCGGCACTACTATAGGGCGTGGCTACCTCGACTGGGGTCCCTGGTGGGCTCTCTACACGGGCAGAGTTCGCGTAAAACCGAATGTAAAGATTGCCAATTTCCAGAATGTAGGCATCCGTGGTACTTGGCTCGAATGGTCGAAGAATAGCCAGGGTTGTTGAGGTTTTCGTAGCGGCGACATGGCGCAACCCGGGCCGTCTCGTCACCCCGCCCTGGGTCAGAATTTGCCAATTCTCTAGGAGGGATGCCCCATTACGATAGCGGTCAATCTCTGGACGCGCGAACATGCGAGGAGATAACTCACCACTAGCAAACGACCCCTTGGGAATATCCAAGAGTGCCACGAGCTATCCCCCTAGAAGAGTCCTGGTCTGTGAGGTTCCTGGAGAAGCATTCCCCAGTGAGGACGTCGGAGACGTTAATAGGGTTTCCCTCACTCCATATTGGAGCGAGCGCTTGCGCTTTGCCGTAGCGACCCCCTGCCCTGCCTCTGTTTCGCTTGGCGGGGGAGGCGCTTCCCCTGGTGGGGGAGGGGGGGCTGGGGGATTCTCAGGGCGCGGCACCTCTGGCAAGCTCGGCGTCCCCTTAGAAAGCGTATAGGCCGTTGTGCCAACTGTCGCCGCCGCCGCAACAATAGTGGCCACGAGTGCTGCCGTTTCAAGACCCATCACCTGCCCTCCGGAAACCAGACATACCGCAGATGCGTTTCACCGCCGATCCCATACCCTGGCATCTGACCTTCATAGGAAAATCCTAACCTCTCAACTAAGCGACAAGATGCGCAATGGAGGAGCGGAGGGAAAGCATCTAGCCTCCGATAGGCCGTTTCTCTGGTCCATAACCCAAATGCTGACACCACATGCCGCCCCACTCCAACACTGTGGCGCCCTACTTCTAATGGGTCGCGCTCTAGAAACCACGCCACCCCATAACCGGCCCAAGGGGAAGTGATCCCAAAACAACAGAGCGGACCGGTTTTGTCATAAATCGTGACGGCATAGCGTGTCGCGTCAGCGAGGCTTGGGCTGCGCAGCATGCCGACTTCATCGCCACTGATCATCGGGCGTACGTAGATCATATCTCCCGTATCCCCAACGTCCATAGGCTACTTCCGTGGCGATGCCTCGCCCGCACAAGGAGATTATTCGCCCGCAGAATAGTCGGCGTCCCCTCTCGTCCATCTGCGCCTTGTGCAAGAGGAAGGAAGGCCATCGCCTCTTGCATCTTCAATTGCTCAACACTATTCTGCCCCGTAATAGCTTTCGCCATTTTCGCAGCCATTAATTTAGTCAATACTTGTAGGGCAATTGGCGACCAATTATTGAGGTTCTCATTGCGCCCCGTATACTCAATGGACACCGTCCCTTCATTGGTATACAAGACTCGATTATTCCCCCGATCCTGGCCTACCTCAAAAGTCAACCCATTTTCACCATTGATCCCCCGTACCCGAATCACATAGGGAACCGCCGTGTCGAGCGTGTACATGTATTGCCATTGATCCGTCTGGATCGATTCCCCCGACCGGGCAAGTCGGGCATAGTATTTCGCAAAATTCCAGGGATGGAGCTCCAACGCCATGTCGCGTGCGGGCCCATACATGCGCTGGCAGAGCGAGGCTATCGCCGTCCCATCCTCAAAAGACTGGATAGCATGCTCTTCCAACTCACCAAGCGCCTCATTCGCAATCGACACGGCGTCAGCCACAACAACCCCTCTCTACGGATGGCGCACACAGAACGAGCCGGATAATGTATCCGCCGCCCCTGGAGCCTGCGTGCCAATCGTCGCGTACAGAATGACTTCATCGCGATTGTTGAAATCTTTGATCGCGGTGACTGGGTTGCTATCATCCGGCGTCGCGATGACCAACATCCCATGCGACCACGCACCATCAGCCGTCAGCGAGACCGCGTTTAAAAGGCCAGTCGCGCTCAGTGCCTGCACGGCTCCATCAAGATCGGTATACGCTCTCCATCCAATAGACAGCGTCGCCCCTGATGTCCACCCAGCCCAGGCAAACCAGGAACGGTACATGTCGACGACAGATTGTGGCGGCAGTTTCGCCAACAGAATCGTATCGCCAGCCGTCCCGTTCGCAGCTTGGGTATAGCTAAAATTGACATAGCGCGGGGTGCCCATATAGATATTGCCGCGCGGGACTGTAATATAGGAAGAGGTGTACTCAACAGAATACGTCTCAGCCATACGTCAATCCTTTCACTGGCGCACGCCAGACTAGGGAGTACACACAATAGCCAGCACGCCAAGATCCTGGATGCGCACGGCCCCAAAGTGTTCTTTCACCACTATGCCGCGAGAGAGATTGTGCTCAGGCAATTCGCCAACCCAAATGCGCCGCCCACCCCACACCGCAAGTCCCACGGCGTTGCGATGCCAGGCGAGGTTGATGTAATCCGAGCCAGAGGTATTGAGTTGCTCACTCAGGACAATTTTGAAGCCCATATACACAGGAATGTACCCGCCAACCAGTGGCATGCGTTCTTGGACTTCCTGGCCACCTGGGGTGATATTCACCCCAATATAGTCAGTGCTCGTGGCTTCCGTGCGCGCCAGGAGCTGGTCATGGCCTTCCGCATTGGTCACCCAGACATACTGACCAATACCCATACCAATCTCATCAGACCCCACCTGCCCTTTGAGTAACCACTTCCGCGCCTCACGCATCTTCTCAGGGGTCACCCCTGTACTCCCAGAGGCAATCTGCCGCCCGGCAAGCGAGGAGGCGGATGGCGCGGCGGTGTTAAAGGTATTTGCGGTTGTCCCTGTCGCCCCAGAGTACGCCACCCCAGTCACGGCATCAATCATCGTCTTGTCCATGAAGCGGCTAATCCGCATGACACCGTTTTGCGCGTACCCCATTTCGAGATCTTGCAGGATTTCGAGGGAATCCTCTTCGTCGAGAATCTGCGGAACAATTTTATCTTCCTTGGGAGCCCACCGGCGATAACTTGGGCTATCAATCCAGTTCGTCGTCGCATGGCGGCGACCTGTAATGTCCTCACCACCAGCTTCACCCAACGTCGCAAACGCGGCCATTGAGCCTACGCAGCCTTCCTTGACGCGCACATATTGTCGCAGGCGTGCCATTTTCTGCTGGAAGACATGATCATAATCCATTTCGAATTGCAGTACGATTGCTTGATCGGGACCAGGCATGATCCACCTCTATACTGTGGATACTATGACTGTAGGTACAGTTGCCGGAACGTCCGACTGTACGTCGCCTGTGCGACACAGTCCCCGTCTGTCCGAGGAGTCGCCCGACCCCACCCAAGGGCCAGAGGTTGCCGGGCGTCTGTTAGGTAGGCTTACCGAGTAACCATGCTCCGTGTATTATCCCGCTCGCGTTGTGCGGCCAGGGTACGCATAGCCTTTTGTAATTCAGCAGCTTCTTGCTGTGAAATTGTACCATCATTGCGCTTAGCCGTCAATTCCCGCGCACGCTGGGTCAGGCTCGCAATCGTCGTGCCCACGGTCATATGCACATCACTATCGCGAAATTCCCCCTCGCTGAGCCGATCACGGGCCTCTCCAAATGCCGCAACCAGATAGGGCGAGTTAATGAGGCGTGATCCATCAGGGAGGACAGCATCTTGTATCTGCTTCCAGGCCTCCTCACCAGCTTTTCCCCCATACGCCCCACGCCCAAAGAAGTTGAAGAAGTCTTGAGCCTTTGCCATCATCTCTTCTGTTGCGGCCCCAAATTCTGCGTAGAGACTCTTCCGCCCCTCATCAAATGACCTGGCGTCCTGGCCCGCCTTGATATTTTCCACGCGCGACACTGTGCGCCAGTATTCGTCCATAATCCCCTGGGCCTGCTCCTGCGACAGCCCAAGGCTGTGAAACGCCTTCTTCCACACTCCCTCCGTCTCTCCGTCAATCGCCCGCCCATCGGGATGGGTGAAGGCGTAGGCCTCTGCGGTATCTGGGCGGCCGAGCTTCGCATAGACTTTCTGCATACCATCCGTGTATTCTGGCGTCCCCGGCTCAGCCTTGGGCAGAAACACGCCACGCCCAATCATCTCCGCCTGGGACACAAGCGTTTTTGCCGCAGCCTCCGTGTTGTTGAGCTGCTTGATCACCCCAGATTCACGAAGATTTTCTGGGAGGCTTTGTCGCCAGTCGAGAAGACTCCCAGGGGAATGAGCTGACGGTGTTCCCTGGGTGGGCTCTCCACTTGCTCCCGCGCCAGCCCCCTCCCCTGGATCACTCGCCTCAGCCATCAGCGCAGATGTTAAAATGCTGTCTAAGAGCATACGCTAGTGCACTCCCCTATTAGGCACCATCCCTGGATGGGCAACCTGTACCATATCTTGTGGCTTGAGCATTTGGTCGACTACAAGACCCAACGCCATAACAAGCACCTCATGCGCTCCACGCCATCCCCGTGGCATATTTTGGATATCCACTCTCGGACCATAGGCCCCTGGCTCTCCAGGTAGAGGCTGCATCGTAATAATCACTCGGGGAAGCGTATCTACTACTTGAATGTCCATTGTCCCCTCACGGCTGCAAAGATTTTCAGTATCACCTCGCGTCCCTCATTCCCAAGGCTAGGCTGTATCAGCCACGCTGCCAAGTCAGTGAGGATCATCTGCCCTTGCGGCTCATGCGCTAACCATCGCCACGCCGCTTGTCGCGCTTCAATCTGTCGC